ATATCTTTGCGATTGGATTTCTAATTTCATTAGGACTAGAGCAGTGGTTAAAGTTCAGACCTTTATCTTCTGAACAAACAATGAATGATAGAAACATGTACATCGTACAGAGTAATAGAAAATACTGTTGGAGACAGGCATGGATGACCAATGTGTATTGGTTTCTATGTAACGTAGGTTTGTATGTTATATCAAGAAACATGCAGACACCATCAGATACATTCTGGAATGGATTATAAGGATTGTATTTCATTTGACAATGAAGTATTACCTGTAAAGAATTTCATTGCATTGAGTGATGAACTTTATAGTGGATGGTCTTTAATTAATTATTCAAACACTGCCAATAAATTATCTTGGGGTTTTGAATATGAACATGATAGAATTGCCTTCTATGATGCAGCAATTCACATCAAGTTAAAGATTCAAAAGTACATACGTAACCCCATCCAACTTTGTAAGATTCATGTTAATGGACAAACTACTAATCAAGTAGCACCTTTTCATAAGGATTTCTTACAACCTTGGGTATGGACATTCGTACTTTTTACTAACCTAGAATGGAATCAAGAATGGGGTGGTGAGTTTGTATGCTATAATACAAACACTAATAAATATAACCACGTTCCATATATACCGAATCGTGGTGTATTAGTTCCATCTAATTGGGATCATTATGGATCTTCTCCTAATGCTCTTACTGATAACCTCAGAACTACTATTGGTTTTTCTTATGTACTATCAGATAAATTAGATGATCTTCTTCATTCAATGAAACCAAACTCTAAACTTAAATCTAAATTATTATTATGAACAAACGAGATCGTGTGAGAGCACAAGTGAAATCCAGATGGTACTATTCATTCTGGGGTGCAGCAACTGTAGCAGTAGTTGCAGGTCAAATCTATGTCGGTACATCTTATCGTGCTATGGCAAAGTCAATGAACAGATGGTTTGATACAGCAATAGAAGCATTGATTGAGGATTATCAACCTAGAGGTATATACCAACCTATCATTCCTCCTCCATCAGGAGATTTCGGTAACTATGATAACGGAGTTGTATTCCTATCTAAATGAAGTATACCACACCTTTAAGATATCCTGGTGGTAAGTCCAGAGCAATTAAATTTCTATCACAACATTTACCTAAGATAGAAAGTTATAGAGAACCTTTCCTAGGGGGCGGTTCTATGGCACTGTACGTGACCCAAACTTATCCTAATACAGATGTGTGGGTAAATGACCTTTATTACCCTCTGTATGCCTTCTGGGTGACCCTCAGAGACCACGGACAGCAGTTGTGTGATGATCTAAGAGAATTAAAGACAGAACTCGGTGAGAGTTATGATGCACACAGGATGGCATTTGATGATGCTAAGGATAAATTAAACAATGATATCTATGAGTCAGGATTTAATTTCTATGTGGCAAACAAATGTTCTTTTAGTGGTCTAACTGCTAACAGTTCTTTCAGTAAGCAAGCATCTAGAGCAAACTTTACCTTCAGAGGTATAGATAAACTTCCTGCATTGAGTGAATTGATTCAAGGATGGAGAATTACTAATCAATCTTATGAAGAATTGTTGTATGGTAGGAATGCTTTTGTATTTCTAGATCCACCATATGCTATTAAGGATAACTTGTATGGTAATAAAGGTGATATGCATAAATCATTTGATCATGAATGGTTTGCTGCTCAAGCATGTGCTTCAGACAATAAATGTATGATAACTTATAATTCAGAATTGTTTATTAAGGATAGATTTCCTGATTGGTATCAAAAAGATTGGGATCTAACCTATACTATGAGATCCTCTGGTACATATACCAAAGATCAAAAGAAAAGAAAAGAACTTCTCCTACTAAATTATGAACAACAAACATCTCTTATCGGACTATTTGAAGACAATCAACGAGACAAAGCAGAACTTACTGGATAGTGAAGACAGTAGTTGGGAGAAGGAATATCCTGCATGGGTAGTGACTAAGTGTATGTCATCTCATTATGACACTGTGTTACTTGCTAATGAAATGAACATATATTATGACCTTCCAAACAAACTTCAGTACGATTTTTATATAAATACGGTTAGGAAAAGAAAGCGTTTTTCTCCTTGGGAGAAGAAAGTGAAGATAGAGGACTTGGAGACAGTCAAAACGTACTATAACTATAGTACCCAAAAGGCACAGGCAATCCTTAAAATCCTAAATAAAGATCAACTTGATCATTTGAAATCGAAATTAAACCGTGGAGGAAAAAATGTCCCAAGTAGCTGAAGTTCAGTGGACTCGTGATAGTATGGTAGAGGTGAAACTTTCTCAACCAGACGACTTTCTAAAAGTAAGAGAAACATTATCTAGGATAGGTGTTGCTTCTCGTAAAGAAAAGAAGTTATATCAATCTTGTCATATACTACACAAGCAAGGTAGATACTATATCGTACACTTTAAAGAATTGTTTGCTTTAGATGGTAAGACAGCAAACTTAACTCAGAATGATGTACAACGTCGTAATCGTATTACTCAGTTGTTATCTGATTGGGGTCTTATAAGTATTGTAAACGATGAAACAATTACAGATATTGCACCACTAAACCAAATCAAAGTGCTGGCTTACAAAGAGAAGGGTGAGTGGGAATTAGAATCGAAATATAATATAGGCAAAAAGAAAACGACACCTGCAGTTGTATAAATAGGGCAGATATCGTTGTGTTATGGCAGAAGCAGTAAAAGAGAAACCGAAAGGTCCTCTAGGTAAACTTAAGGAAGCAGTTGATGATAAAGAAGAGCAACTGATGTACCTAGCGACACTTATAAGAGTGATCGTTCTTATCTGGTCCGCAGGAATTTTAACTTTGAACTACGTTAAAATACCAGGTTATGATGCAGGAGAAAAGATTGATCCAACTTTCATAGCTTCGGTCTTCACAGGCACTTTAGCTACTTTTGGCGTTCAAACGGGAGGCAAGAAGAAGAAAGGTGATGCTGATCCTGGTAGTGCTAACATATCTAAAAAGGATATGGAGTTTCTTATTGCTAAAGCATCTGAAACTGCACCTGCCCAAACCATAAGGATCGAGTCAGGTCCTGTTAAAATTATCCCTGATACCAAATAAAATCATGCAAAAATTAATTAATGTACTCGCTGTTTCGTCTGCTGTTGTATCTCTTACCGTTGTTGGCATTGGCGGTTACGTTTATGTACGCAAGGATGCAATCATAGAAAGCATCAAAGAGAAAGCACTAGGTTCCCTTGGTGGTGGAGCATTAGGTGGTGTTACTGAGATGATACCAGACATGGGATCACCAGAGTCACCTGCAGTTCCTCCTGTTGGTCTAGGAGTTCCTAGCTTCTAAAGTGCCTATCAAGGAGATAGAAATAAACAATATTGGGGTTCGTGATGTTAATGTATACACGTTCCCTACTCCTCATGCTTTCGTACCATACCAACCAGTTACTGCAGAGATTGGTACACCTATAATAAACATACCTGGTTGTGTAGAAGCACACGAGTTTAGCGATAGAAATGATAGTATAATAGAAGACGATTCAAGTACCGTTAAGACATTCTGTGATGCAGGTGTTCCTAGTTATAATGCTATGAACTTTGAACCTGAGCAATTATTAATAACAAGACCAGAACAAGTACCAGTGGTAGCACCACCAGAAGTACCAGAAACAAAAGTTCCTGAGACACCTAAGATAGATAAAGATCCACCATGTCCAGGACCTAATGCATTAAGAGTAGGAGATATAGCAACAAACCAAAAAGAAAAAGTATCAGGACATGAGTTAAGAGTTAATCCTCAGAATCCTGGTGGGGCAAAAATCTGTGTGACATTGTATACTGACATACCACCAGTCGAACAATATCTACCATCGACTCAGGTAGCAGCAACTACAGCAGTAATCGGTGTTACTGCAGCGACATCTGCCCTATTTGCAAAACCTCTAGCTGACTTGATTCTGAGGGTAGTGAAACCTGCTGTGAAGAAGGTGATTTCCAAAATTCAAACCAGTGTCGGGAAGACCCCTGATCGTCCTTCTCGTGATCTTGTTCGTGCGAATGCTTATCGTCAGAAGAAAGGTCTACCTCCTCTAAAGAAACGTTAGGTTGTTGAGATAAGACATGAGTATGCTCTGCTACTACACCTGGTGGGTTTACTAGCATAACATCCTCACATACCTTGGCATACTTGGTTCCTGGTACAAATATTATACCAGCTTTCATCAATTCCCCGCAATTTTTCAAACGAGCTATCTCAAAGTCAAGGCGTTTATTGGCAGTGTTTTGTTTTACTGCTGCCATCTGTATCTCAGCAGCATTTTTACATAGTTCTTGTAGGTCTTTGTCTAATGGTTTAGACCATGTAGCAGAGACACCTACTGATAAATTATAATTGTCTGTCTGTCCAGTTCTAGTAGGGACAAAATATAATACCTCACCTGGATTATCTATCTGACCATCATCATCTGCATCATGAACGTCGTACACTGGATCGTCATAGTATCGTTCAAAAGGTTTCTTCCATGTTACATTTCCAGTAACGAATGGTGTTACGTTCATGGTAGGTCCTTGGCATTGTATACCACCACCATAAGTATTGGTTATATACGGTCCTTGAAGCACCTGTATAGCTTGGTTTGTGACACTTCCAGAACTGTTTGCGATTGGCGATGCAGTAGCACTCACCCCACCAACGGTCTCTGCCATGGTAGGTAAAGAGTTCATACCGAGTACTGCTGCAATTACTGTTGGAATATACTTGTTGTATCGGTTACGCTTGTTATAGTTGTCGTTCTTTGTATCACAGTGTGATTCTGAAGACCAGCTCCAGAATAACTTTCTACCAGAGAGAAACTTGCTCCTGGTGTCGTCATTGTGACCACTGGTTTTGTTGATAAATCTAAGTTTGTCCATGTTGAATTCACACCGTTAACGGTATTAGTTGATGTCGAAGTATCAGGTGGTGTTAAACCATCTGGGTCGTTGACTGTTACCCCGTGGCCAGAAATTGAATAGGTAAAACCCGTGGAGTAGTCCATACTATTTATGGTCTCCACCACGGTACTAGTAGTTTCTGTATGGCTAGTCATCGAGCCCTGGGTGAAATTAGGTACCACAGGGACACTTCGTGCAACTGGCACATTCACAAGGGCAGTAGCACCCACAATCAGGACAAGTATCTTCTTCATTACACATAGTATCCTACTTTATGGTAAGTTCTGACACAAATTGTCCAGTCGCTGAAGTTCCAGCTCCACCTGCTGTAATCGTAGTCACACCAGCAGATGTGATAGTACCAGCTAAGGTACCTGCTACTCCACCTGATGTGGTAGTTGTACTACCAAGTAATGGTAATGAAGCAACAACTCCTCCAGAAACTGTAGATGCTGAAGTTACATCGTCACCTTCGATAAAGGTTTCCGACATACTGAATGCTGACCCTACAGTATTTAATTCTAGTGCTGACGCTGTATAACCAACTGCAGTACCTGAACTTAACGTGCCTAGTCCACCAAAGGATCCACCATCGCTTACTTTCAAATTATTTCCACTAACGGTATAACTTGATCCTATACGACTAGCCTGGCTTGCAGCCGAATCCACGCTCAATTGTACACTAGAACTCATTTTATGTACTATCTCTGCTGATGCAGGAGATATCATCAAAAACATACCAACTAACAATGCTTTTTTGATCATGTTAACAAATGTTTCTTGTTTTATTTATACCATAAAAGGATTAAAAAGGTATTAATACGGATAGTACTACTGTTGATGTTACGGTTGATACAGTAACAGTACTATAAATAATGTTGATCGCCTTCGGGGGTCATTAAACTTAACACTCGCTTACTAAGGAGAACTATGAACATACAAAGATATCACTCTGCTGATCTTCCAACATTAATGGAGAAGATCCATAAGAACAGCATAGGATTAGACAATTATTTGGAATCCTTTTTCGACTTCCCAAGTCAAACTAACTATCCTCCATATAATCTTATTCAAATAAACAATCACGAATCTAGATTAGAAGTAGCATT